TCCTGCGCCGAAAGCGCGTCCCCCTCCTCGAAGACCTCGACATCGAGTACCAGCGCGCCGACGAGCGCGGCGACCAGCAACAGAAGAAGGCCGTAGCCGCGAAGAAGCAGGCGCTCCGCGACGTGACGGACGACCCGCGCATCGCCGCCGCCAAGACGCCCGACGACCTCAAGGCTGTCACCGTTGCCTCCTGACGAGTATCAGAAAGAGGACGGTTCGGGCGGCTACCAGCTGGAAGACGGCTCGGGCAACCTCATCCTCGAGCAGCAGGCGGGCGACGCCCAGCCTATGCCCTACGTGGGCGGCGGCTACTACCCGAGCGAGGGCTAACCCGTGAGTCTCCTGCTCCTGTTTCACGGCGCCGCGGGTGGCGAAGTCGACGAGCCCATCGTCGGGCGTGTGCCTATCCGCATCGTCCAGCCAGATCCCAGACTTGAATACCTGCTCCGAGACGACGAGGACGCGCTGATCGCGCTCTCGCTGATCGACCCTCTCTAAAACCAGGAAGGACCCCATCATGGACGTCACACGACTCGGCTGGCGAGCCGAGCGCCCGCCTATCGACGAGTTCGAGCGGCGCTACGGCAAGCTCGGAGCTCGCGAGATCCGCACGCTGCCATTCGTCACAGACGAGACTCGCGACTCGGGCTCGGGTGGCGGACAGTTCACGATTCGCGGCCACGCCGCCGTCTTCGATCAGTGGTCGCTCGACCTCGGCTTCTTCCGCGAGAAGATCGACCGTGCCGCGTTCGACTCCGTGCTCGAGCGCAATCCGGACGTGTTCCTGCTCTGGGATCACGACACGCGCTACACGCTCGCACGCACGGCCTCGAAGTCGCTCGAACTCCGCATCGACCCCCGCGGCCTGCACTACTGGGCCCGCGTCGCGCCGACCTCCTACGCTGAGGACTTGCGAGTCCTCATGGAGCGCGGCGACATCAACCAGGCTTCGTTCGCGTTCACGGTCGGACGCGACGAGTGGCTCATCGAGACGGATGACGACGGCAACGAGAACGTCAGTCGGACGATCCTCGAGGTCGCAGACCTGTTCGACGTCACCGTAACGGCGATGGGTGCTTACCCACAGACAGATTCGGAAGTCGTGCGTGCGGCTCTCGCAGCGTATGAGCCTGCGCGCAAGGTGCTTCCGGCAAGCCTCGTTCCCGCCGACCCTCGTTCGTGGAGCGACTTCACATGGACGGATGGGGGAACGAACACAACCAGCGCGACCACGACGAATGCGATCGTGGCGGCTGGCGACGCTTCGCGCGATAACGCGGGGGCAGTCAACGAGCACCGCAAGGCGCTCGCGGCGCTCCGGGCCCGTAGCCGGAGATCACGCCTGCTTCATCAACCTCGCTAACCCACAAGGAACAATCATCATGGACGCGAAAATCGCCGCGCAGACGGAGGCGTACAACGTCGCCGTCACGCGCATGAACGACGCGGCGGACGCGATCGAGGCGCTTCCCGAGGACGCGACGGTCGAGGACATCGACGCAGCCCAGGCCGAGTTCGACGCCGCCGAGGGCGAAGTCAAGTCCTTCGACTCCGCGATCAAGAGAAGCGAGAAGATCAAGACCGCCCGCGAGACGTTCGCACCGCTTCCGGTGTCGGAGCCCGAGGAGATCAAGCAGCCGGCGACGGCGAAGGGATCTCTCAAGGCCGAGCACACCTACGCGCCGGACAATCGCCGGGTTTCGTTCTTCCGCGACCAGCTTGCCGCACGGAACGGGGACGCAGAGGCGCGCGAGCGCCTTCTGACGAACGCCCGCGAAGTGCAGGACATGCTGGCGCTCGAAGAGCGCGACATGCAGAACGCCTCCACGCAGGGCGCGGAGTTCCTTCCGCCTCTGTACCTCGGCGACCTCTGGGTCGAGCCGAGCATGGCCGGTCGCCCGTTCGCGGACGCTCTGCCGAAGCTGCCGCTGCCTCCGTTCGGTACTTCGATCTCGATCCCGCACCTGTCCTCCGGTGTCGCAGTCGCGGCCCGCGCGGACGCGGGAACGGTTCAGGAGACGGACGGCGTCACGGCCAGCATCACCCACGACGTCAACGAGATCGCCGGCCAGGTGGACATCGGCCGGATCGCAGTTATGCGCTCCGACCCCGGCCTGGACGTCATCGTCTCGCGGACGCTCGTTCGGAGGTACAACACGTACCTCGACACGCAGTGTCTCGCCGGAACGGGCACGGCGCCGCAGCACCGCGGCATCCGGGCCGTCTCCGGAGCCAATGCGGTGTCCTACACGGACGCCAGCCCGACCGCGGCCGAGTGCGTTCCCACGCTCTACAACGGGATCCAGGCGGTCGCAACGAACCGCATCGAGGAGTTCGCCGACCTCGTCGTCATGCACCCGCGCAGGGCGGCATGGCTCTCCTCGAACCTGAGCTCCACGTTCCCGCTCTTCCAGCTCGGTAGCTTCATGCAGGCTGCTGGCTCGCAGGCGTCGGGCTTCGTGGACAACTTCGCGGGCCTCAAGGTCGTACTCGACGCGAACATCGGGACGACCTACGGAGCAGGCACGAACGAGGACGAGATCTACGTCGTCGCCTCGAACGACCTGATCCTTCAGGAAGGGCCGCTCATGAGCCGCGTCTTCGAGGACGTCGGCTCGGGCAGCGGGCTCGTCCGCTACCAGGTCTTCGCACACAGCGCCTTCCTCTCGAAGCGTTACCCGAAGGCCATCTCGATCATCAGCGGCACGGGGCTCGTCTCACCGAGCTTCTAAGTCCTCTGACGGTGAGGGGCGGGTAACCGCCCCTCTTCCGTGAGCGGACATGGAGGTAAGACCCATGACGAATGAGGAAAGCGCACGCTACGTCGCCGCACTGCTCGAGGAGCGGCGCGGCTACGCGGCTCGCGGTCTAACTGACCGCGTGGAGGCCGTCGACGCCGAACTCAGGCGCCTCGGCGCACAGGGCAAGTCGCCCGCGAAGCGATCTGAGAAACGCGGGAAGAAGAAGTGATCCACTGGACGGCCATCGTCGGCGAGCCCGCCGAGCATCGTGACGTGATCTGGGCCTACTACGAGCGGACGTGGGATGAGGACTGCCCCGTGCCGGTGCTCGAGCCCGAGATCGACCCTACGGCCATCGTCGGCGCGCTTTGCACGGTCGACGCCGGGATCCAGCAGCCCACTCGCATCGGAGCTCGGACACTGCTCATGAAGCGCGTCCACGTCGGCCATGACGCGCAGATCGGCGCGGGCTGCGAGATCGGGGCTGGCGTAGTCATCTGCGGCGAGGTCGAGATCGGTGATGACGTGCGCATCGGTGGCAACGCCTGGATCAAGCCGAAGAAGAAGATCGGCGACGGGGCTCGCATCGGCGGCGGCGCAGTCGTCACGAAGGACGTACCGGCAGGAGAGGTCTGGGCGGGGAACCCCGCTCGCCTACTCCGGAAGTCGCCGGCCAATGAACCCGACCTCATCTACGCCTGTGTGCCGTAGGGACATCGCGAGAGGAGCCTGACATGGCCTGGTTCGACACACCCACGATCAACATCGGCCGCGGCGAGAAGTTGACGCCGTTCTGGCACTGCTTCGGCGCGAACGCTTGCGAGATCGACAAGCCGACGATCCTCCAGATGGTCATGGCGGCGAAGTCCAACCTGTTCCCGATCAACACCCACGATCCGAGGCGCCCGCTCGTCATCGGCGACGGTGACGTGACGTGGGACGAGATACGGCGCTATCGCGTCGTGAACGATCTGATCCCGTGTCTGAACATCAACCTTCGGACGAGCTGGCAGGACGCCGTAAACGCGACCTGGACGGCATGGGGCGCGACCGGCATCGACCTCCTCAAGTTGGAAGTTCTGAATCCCGACCTGAAGACCGCGAACGACAATGCGGTCGTCGAGGCTTCCGAGATTCTCAACCGAGGCGGCTTCCGCGTTCTTCCGCTCATCACCGCGAACCCGGACGCTGCCGGGGCGCTGCACGCGATGGGATGCCCGATCGTGCGCGTCCAGGGCTCCCCCATCGGATCCGGGCTCGGCATCGAAGATCCGACCGCGCTAGAGGACTGTGTGGCACACGGGCCCACCGTGCTCGATTGTGGCATCGGCGCCGTTGAGCACGTGCTGAAGGCTTTCGCGCTCGGCTGCCGCGGCTTCCTCGTAGACTGGCTGCTGTTTAAGGACGGGACGCCAGTCCAGGCGATCCACGAACTGCGCGAGGCGCTCAGCGAGGCTGGCGCGCGCCGGCCACACCCTACGCTCGTCGGCGAGTCCGACTGGACAGAGGAGTGGGCGGGCGTGCTCCCTGGCGGTGGCAAGTGAATCCGCTGCTCATGATCTTCCACCCGCGGGAGATCCCCGAGTGCATGGCGACACTGAGACGCTTGCCGATCGACAAGGTATGGCTCACGGGTTACACCGAGGCCGAGCTCGAGGGCGTAGTGCCCGAAGTGATCGCCGATGCGAAGGGCTACACGCACGTCCTTGCGGAATCGGACGACGGGATCGTTCCGCCACAGGCGCTCGCTGCCGTGCTGCAACTTCTCGAGAGGGGCCACCCCGTCGTCACCGGCTACTCGAACCTCGATCAGATCGACTTCCGCGTCAATCTCACCCGCTCGCCGTTTCGCGAGCTGGCGTACGCAGCGGCGGACGATTACGACCTCTATCACCTGAGCGACGTCATGGCCTGGCCCGAGCCCGCCGTGCCGACGTACTTCGCCGCATACGCGCTGACAGGCATGAGCCGCGAGATGTGGCTGCGCTATCCGTTCCAGACGACCGGCGAGGGCTGGGCGTCGGACTGGGATCTGTCCTGCCGCCTTCAGGCAGACGGTATCCCGATCGTGGCGGCGCGCGAGGGCTTTACGTATCACGTCAAGGAAGTGGTCGGCCAGCTCGACGAGGCGCCCGAGAAGCGGCTGCTCG